TTATGTCGTTTATTAGCTAGTAACCCGAGTACAAATACTAATACTACCTATGATAAATCTTACCATTTTGTTAATGCAAATACTATTGACATTACCAAAGCAAAAATACCAAAAGAACAAAAACACCTGAAAGCACTCAGAATAACATACATGACTTATGTGGAGGATCAAAAATTCAAAGATTTTTTCGATAAGAAAAATTCAAAAGAAAATACTCAAGAATTTCTCAAGATTCAAAAGGCATTTTGCGACTTCAAAGGTAGAATATGGCACAAGGCTACTTTTAAATATATGAAAATTATGAGACCATCTCTCTTTCCTTTTTCAAAACCACTATATTTTGACAGGAATAACGGTAGCGACTATATAATAAAAACCAAAATAGACACCACATATATAAAATATAAAAACGCACCATCTGACTTTTCTGAAATACTTAGAAAACATCTGAAGCATCCAATTAAAAAAATAGATAAACTGGAAGGATGGGAAATACAAGAGCAAAATCAAACTTTAAATGGAGTTGGATGGATGAATGAAATAGTTTGTAAATTTACGATTACTGAATCGGAATTAAATGACTATAATGCTACTAATAGAAATAGTATAGGAAAATTCACACAATATTCTAAAGAAATATATAATGGAGGTATCCCATCCGTGTCAGTGTCTTTGGGCTCTAATGGATTTACTAAGACAGAAAATATATATACATTTGAATATAGTTTGTGTGCTATACTAAATCATATCCATAGTATTTCTTCAATATTTGATGAGAATATTTATAACGAAAACAATTCAGATTGGCGTTTGCGTAATTCTAACATAATATGTCCGGTAATAAGAAATTTTTTAAATTATAAAGCTGGAAGATCGTATATTAAATCGAACGAAGAGGTATCCACACATTTTAATACTACAAATAGAATATTAGATACAAAAAGCATAATTATAAAATATCCGTTTCCATCATTAACTCATATATTAGAAAAACCTCAAATGGTGAAAGGTTGTGAGGCTAATATTGTACCAACAGATACTGTTAGGACGCAACGATGCCAAAGTCGTTCCACTATCAAATTGCCATATGTGCCTGGAATCCAAGATTTTGGAACTGATTCCTTTTTTTACTCCAAGGATGTACGTACAGAATATAATATAAAAACGGATGATTATATAGAAGATGAAATCATCAAGTTGAACGAAAAATGGTATGAAAAAAAAACAAAATTAGTGGATCAGATTAGTAAGCAAAATTTGACTTATCCAGAAGTCCATACATCATGGATTACATTTTTAGATGATAATAGTGAAACACAACAGAAAATTCAAATAATGTGCGATAACAATCATTTAAATCCTTTTGGAGACCCACCAGTAGCAGCACCGTCGGCAGCATCGGGATATCTTGATGTTGGCAAGAGGGAAGCCCCCCCCCACAAGAAGAAAGAAGTAAACCCGCAGCCAACTGTTGCAGAAGCAAAGGCAGCAGCAGCACGAGCAGCAGCACCAGCAGCTGCTGACGCAAAGGCAGCAGCCGCACAACTACTGCAGCCTGCTGAAGCAAAGGCAGCAGAAGAGGCAGCCGCACAAGCAGCAGGACCACCGTCTCCACAAGAACGAGCACGAACACGAGCAGCAGCACCACCACCACCACCGCAGAAGAAAAGGAACAAGAAAAAAAAGTATAAAAATATTGAAGCACTTTCACCAGGCCTGTCGAGTGACAGCACCGCCGGATGACGACGAAGTAGAAGAGAAGTGAAGCCATAACAAGAATTACAAGAATAAACTTATCAATACATCTAATGGTAGTGATCCATATTCTAATACCTTTTTGTGAAAATCTTTAGAACGACCTTTAAATTTTTGTTTTAAATCTAATATGACACGTTCACCTATTTTATATGATAATGCTTGTGTAGGAATAGAAATATATCTTAATAATTGATTATGTATTTGAGTATCTGATTCAAAACAGTATTTCCTATAATATTTAAATGTTCTATGATATGACCACCCATAATAATGTATCCCAGTATCAACAACTAATCTTAAAGCTCGTATCATCTCTAACATTAATTTTCCATAATAGCTTTCATAGGTTTTGTATTTACCTAAATTTTCGCAATATAAAGCCCATCCTTCTTGATAAGCATCATTTGTAGCGATTTTTATAAATAATGGTATGTTTGGATTTTCATTTACGTATGTTAATTGATAGTGATGTCCTGGATTAGCTTCGTGTAATGTCAATGATTCGACTTCCATATGATTATTTTCTTTTATATTTCGTAAATTTATGTAAAATTTACCTTTTCGTTTCATCTCTAAATCTCCAGGCATATAATAGGCTTCTGCTGAAAATTTTTCATTATATTGTGGAACTGGTATAATTTCACATTTACTTTTAACGCTATCATAAAATTGTGTTTTCATTATAGAGCGGTTAATTGATGCTAACTGTTTTTTATACGTCATTAACAAATCATGTTTTGATCTGAAATTCATATCACGTCGTTTATTCAAATGTTTATTAAACTCTATTAAGGTGCCATTAAAATTAAGTTTGTTTTTTATGGTGTGCATCATTTCGTAAATACGTTTAACTTCTTGAACCCCATAATTATGTATTTTTTCAACTGTAATATCAGATAATGTAGTAGATGACTTTACTAAAAATTTATATTCTTTTTTTCCTTTTGGTAATCCACACATCCCAATAGTTGTTCTACAGGTGTTTAAATATTCCTTTTTCAAAAATACAATGAGTCGTGTTAATGATGGGCTAAAAATAGATTCGCATTGTTCATTAAAATCAAAATCTAATTTAATTTTTATAGAATTATTAAGGTATGTTTTAGTTGACAACAATGCTTCTAATTGTTCGATTAATTTAATACAAATTATTTTTGGCATCGTGTAGCATTTTTTTATTCCTTGTTTCATATTATCAATTACTGACTGTACGATATCATCAAAAATTTGTATTTTTTCTATAAAATTAACATAATCTTGCTTAACCTTAAATATATAAACACCTTCACCATTAGCCATTTCTAATATAGATGCTAACAAATTATCTTGATGATTTATTGGGGTTAAGTCATAGTTATATTTATATGATTCTAAAGCCTCGTCACACATGTATAATAGTGTTTTATCATATACATTTTTTCTTTTTTTTTTAGATATTAAGTCTAAATATTTTTTGTATAGTTCTTTTTGCTTTTTAATATGGGATTTATCAAATGGGTTTTCTAATTTAGTTTGTAAATGTTTGTATTTATCTAAATTCAAAAAATCATTCAAAGAAGGGAACAACTCCATTAATTCATCAAAATAATTATCATATATATTCATTATAATAATGACATATAAAAATATTATTTTTAATATATTTAAATACAAATTGTGTATTAACTGTAATGAAAAAAGTAAATTATAGTTACGATAAAATTACACAATTAATAAAGGACAATGCCCACAAAATTAATAATTATAACCCAGATTATATTATAGCAATTGGAGGTGGTGGATTGATCCCAGCGCGTTTGATAAGAAATTATGTAAAAAAACCATTATATGTCGTAACATTATCACTTTATGATGATGATAAAATTAAAGATACTGTAGAAATTATACAATGGATAGATAATGATTTATCTGAAAAAAAAATAATGATCGTCGATGAAGTTGATGATACTCGTAAAACATTAGATTTTTGTATTAAACGATTTAAATTAATAAATAATGCTAAAAATATTGGGATATTTGTGTTACAAAATAAAATTAAAGAAAAACTTGGGCAATTGGATGACGATATTAAGTATATCAGTTGTGAAAATGTTCAAGATGACTGGATTGTTTATCCATGGGATTTGTAAATAATTGTATATTGTAATCCAATCCATAATAGTAATACAGTAGAAATAACTATATATTTATTATAATGTTGTTTTAATAATAAAATAGTTATAAATACACACACTATTGATATTAAGTATACGTAAATAACATTTTTATAATGAGATACAAGATTACTATTTTTTTGTATAACATAGCCGCAAATTATACTCAATGGTAATAAAGATATAATAGCTGATAGTGCTGTATTTTCTATTATATTAGCAGTATAATAAATTCCAGATAATAAAATTCCACCAAGTATAAAAATAATAATTAAATTCATATAATTAAGTATCAAAATAATTATATTAATTTAGTATACTTTGTATGTATTGGAATTGTTGGTATATTCATGTTATGTTGTGATATCTCTGGATATTTTACTTTCAAAAAAAGAAACAATTTAACGATAACAAACCCTAATACAATACCAATAAATAAAAATAATACATTATATTTATAATAACAATGTTCTAAACATGGTCCTTGATAATTCATATAATATAATTATATATTAATCTTGTTTTATACTTTTCTTTTTTAACCAACTCATTAAAATGAGGTCATCTTTTATTATGAAAAATAACAGTATGCCATATATAAAGTAGTGAATATTAAATATTTGGTTGTATATTCTGGACGTATACATAACTAAATGTATTGACCAATTTATACAACAACATACTAAATATATATAGTATGCTGATATACGATTGTACTCTATTATTGTATTAATATGGATTTGTGATGATTTATTTTCTAAAAATCTGATTCCTAAATACATATTTACTAAAAATGTATAACTTGATAATATTGTATAAATAAATAGCAATTTTCCTACATTTTGTATATCATTGAAATCAACATTTAATGTATATAATAATAGAAAACTAGTTATTTTATGATGAATTTCAGTTGTTTTTGGTAAGTCAGGTACTAACAGTAATGCTAATATATCATTTGCTACATACAAAGAAGCATAATAATTTATAACAGCCATGTCAAAGTGGTTATTTTTAACAAATGTAATAAAATCTATTGTGCTATATAATGATATATAAGCTAATAATATTGATTTTACTATATTTTTAACCATATAAATCTGTCGGCTGTATTGAAATAGTTGGAAATTACTATTGAATGTTAGTCCTATATAAACAAATAAATAATAACAAAGAACGCGAATCAATACACATAAAACATCAACATATACCCACATATAATAATACAATAATTATTTTATACTTAAATAAATAAATAATTATTTTATACTTAAATAAATAAATAATTAAATTATAATATTATTCTGTTTCTCGTTTTCTTACATAATTTGGATGTCTTGGTTTTCCTTGTGGTTTTGTTTCACCAGAATAAGAGAATGTTATAGTAGTTCCAATTGGGTGTGATTTCAAATAGTTTGCTCGTACCGTATCATCCATTCCAGATACATCAAATTCAACAACTCTTCCATCATCTTTATGCCATCTACATTTAAATGCTCCTAACATGTCTTTATATTTATTAGTACCTTTTTTATGTCCTATAATAGTACATTCAGAATCAAATAACGGTTTTACTTTTAATAAATATCGTGAACGTTTAGATTCATATGGACTATTAGGTGCTCTAAGCATGACTCCTTCTCCTTTCACTTTTTTACTTGTTAAATGTGAAACCATCTTATTCATTTGTTCCACAGACTTAACTAATGTATGTTTGACTGCTACAAGTGGACATTCTTTTTTTTTACAAGCGATTTCAACTAATTTATGTACATATTCAATTCTTTTTTCAAATGGACCTTTTATATTTGGAGCATCAAATATATTGTATTTAACATTTAATTTTCTCCATTCTTCATCATCTGGTGGTCCAGAATCTTTTCCCCTACCACTTCTAAATATACCACATTTTTCAAAACTGTCTCGACCTAAATATAATTCGCCATCTAAAGCAACCTTTTTTGGAAACCATTCACTAAACCAAGATGGTGTGACAAATATGTTTCCAGCTTTGGATCTAAAACATTCTCCATCCCAAATTGCTCTATATCCATCAAATTTTTCAGACATCCACCATCCAATAGGAGCTTGAACCGTTCCTTTTGGTGGGGTATTTATTTTTCCAGTTTTAGGTTCTTGAAATGTATGTGCCAACATAACCCCATTTTGTTCTACATCCCATACTACATTTTTACCAGTTGCACAACTTACACTTGATTTAGATTTTACTTTAAATTTACGTTTACCTTTTAATGTTCGTATATTTTGTTCCAATTCATTTGCCTCTTCAACCAATTTTGTAATATGTTTTAATTCTTTTATACATTTTCCAGATATCATATCACACGTTTCGCCAGTTTTACATTTTTTAACACATTTATGGGTTACTGGATGACGAGATTTACATATTTTACATTTAGGAACGCATTTATGAGTTATCGGATGTTTTTCTTTCCCAATTGGACATTCATATGTATTATTTGGATTAGATATCGATGTTGAGACTAGTTTCTTTCCTGATGCTGGTTTCTTTGTTGATACTAGTTTCTTTCCTGATACTGGTTTCTTTGTTGAGACTGGTTTCTTTGATGATACTGGTTTCTTTGATGATACTGGTTTCTTTGTTGATACTGGTTTCTTTGTTGATACTGGTTTCTTTGTTGATGATAATGTATCACATTCAGTACCATTACACTTAACCCATTTTTGAGATTTTCCAGATGGTCTAACCTGCCAATATTTTCCATCTTGTCCTTTTTTAATAGTATTTACATTACATTCATTTGCTGGTATAGGAGGACTTGGACGTGTCATGTATTTTGGCTTTGAACTTGGTAAACAGTCCATTATATAATAATATAATATAATAATTATATTTATGATTTAATGAAAATGAATTAATGAAAATTATTTGAATTATGTATCAAGCGACTATATTTATACCTTCTTTTGCTGCTGCCTTTATTTCCTCCCCTATATTCTCTTTTAGTTCAGATTTCATTTTTTTTTTAGCTTCTTTAGTATTACTATTGTACATTTCAAGAATTTCTGGGTCGTTTATATCACGCTTATAGACGTTCTTTAAGTGTTGTATTCTACTAGTATATTCATTAATACTTGTCCCATAAAATTTTCTCGCTTCTGCTGATAATCGTAAATATGTGTCTCTTATTTGATACCAATCATCTGAATCATCAGATGTTTCCATATAACATTTTCCTATAGGCGAATTACTATCCCATTCTTCAAAACTAGTATACTTATTAAAATTTCCAGGACTTGTAATACATTTTATTTTTTTAACTATAATTTTTTTCTTTCCAGTTTTTTTAACCACTCTCTGACCTTTTTTTTTTTTTGAGTTAACCATTGGTGGTCCAGAAACAACAGTTTTTTCGGTTGATACACATTTTCCAAGAACTCTACCTTTTTTAGGTATCCATTTACAACCAGCTTGTTCGGCACATTTAGGAACTTTTCCTTTTTTATAACCTTTACAAATATCTTTTTTCATTGATCCTCCATGATTAAATTTGAATTTTTTCCGAACATTTAACTTATTAGAACGCATATATAAATAGAATATAAAATAAAAAATAAATTAATATTATATGTTATCGTATATTTATGAATTATATAATAGTTATTTATCCAATACTAAATTCTATTATTTATCATTGATTAAAGAAGATGATGGTAGTTATAGTATTCATGGTTTATGGCCGCAATATTCGTTGAATTCTTATCCATCGTATTGTAAAACGGTCAATTTTAGTATAGAAAAATTAAATCCTATAATGGATAGATTAAATAAATATTGGTATTCATCAAAAGGATTAAACGCAGATTTTTGGAAACATGAATATGAAAAGCATGGATCGTGTGTGTTTGTACCAATGACGGAATTAAGCTACTTTAAAAAGACAATTGAATTGTATGAATATTCATTAGTAAATAATATAATCAAACGATATTCAGAAAAAAATCCCGAATTAATCAAAATATTAATACCATTTGATACAGAGTTTAAATATATAGGTGCGTAGAAAATGTATTTATTTTTTATTTATTATTACTATAAAATGAAGTTAGTATATTTTAATGGTCGTGGATTAGCTGAAACAAGCCGATTATTGTTAGCATTAAATAATGTTGATTATGAAGATTATAGATATCCATTAAAGGTTATTGATTGGGCTACACACAATATGGAAAAAGTTGAATTTGAAAATGATAAAAAAGACGGTAAATTAGTACATTCCTTAAACAAAGTACCATTTTTAGAAGTAGATGGTAAAGTTCTTGCACAATCAAAATCGATTGAACGGTTTTTAGCACATAAATATAATATGATGGGTGATACACCATTAGACGCAGCTCGGATTGACAGTGTTTGTGAATGTGTGCGTGATTTTAAAGATGCGTATCAAAATGTTAGGAAATTGTCCACCGAAGAAAAAGATGCTGGTATGAAAGAATGGTTTTCTGAAACATTAGTGGAAAAATTAACATTATTGGACAATATGTTAGGTCATGAAGATAGTAATTTTTCGGTTGGAACTAAAACCAGTTTAGCTGATGTTGTTTTATTTTCATTTATTACACAATTTTTCGATAATAAAGAAGGGGCATTATCGGCGACAGATAATCTTAAACTAAAAAATATAGTGAGAAATGTAGGAGAATTGAATGAAATTAAAAAATGGATTAGTTCAAGGCCAGAAACACCTTTCTAATAATCGCAAATTATTCTCTTTTACGATTCATGTATCCCATAATTCCATCACCATAATCAATTACATTTGTATAACCATTTTTAAAAAGCGCATTTGCTAACATATGTCCAGCATCGCAGTGTTTATCGTAACAATATACTATGATAGGTACTTCTGTTAATTTCAATTTATTTTTTTTGATTAATGCTTGTATTGGTTTATGTGATTTAATCATGTGTTTTATACTATTGTTTAATTGAGTTTCTGACATTGATTCAGCATCTTTGTAATGTAAATTAAACGAATCTGGAATGTGTGTTTTTGTGTAATAATCTTTGCTTAACGCATTAATAACGAGTCTATCTTTTTTTTGTAAATGGTGGTGTAAATTTCGTTTTGATATATTACACAATACATTTTGTGTAAAAATATTAGTATTCCATTTTGTCATTTTTTTGTCGGATATCAGAATATGAATATGAGACATATAAGACACCCCTTGATCTTTATATGGTTGTGGACAATCTACATTTACTAAACATTTACCATTATTATCGAGACGCATTAATCCATTATTCACACTTTTTATATATGAATCTGGATATTCTAAATTCAAATTATTAAACATATTTTTACTACCCCAATAATATATTAAATGATTCGCATATTTTTTTCCAACATCAATTTCCAATTCTTGTGAACCCTCTCTTTCTCCTAATATAGGTAATGGATGTGGGAAATTTATCCATTTTTCATCATTTTCGGTAAATAAATTCAATCCTTTTTTTTCAACATTTTTACATGTGTCGCATAATTTATATGACATATATTATAGTTAAATATTTTAATTAAATTTCATTAATTAAATTTCATTAATTCAATCATCATAATATTTAGACATTTATGTAATTCATCAATAGTGATATCTCCTATATTTCCAATTCTTATAATATTTGGTTTATTCAATGGTGTTGGATATAATACAATATTATGTATTCTTAGTCTTTTAGAATAGGTATCAAAATCAAAATTAGTAATATAGTCTGGTATATAATATGTTGAAACGATTGGTGAATTTATTTCTTTATCTAAATAGGGTACAAATCCTATATCAGTTAATGTATTGTAAATAATAGTATTCATTTTTGTATAATGTTCATATCTTATTTGAATCCCACCATTCAAAATAAGTTCATCCAAAGATGTATTTAACGAATTAATAATTTGAACTGGTGGTGTAAATCTAAATTGATTTTCATTTTCTAAATCAATATATTGCGAATAAAGGTCTAAACTTAGTGAATTATTAGTATCTTTACATTCTATTAAAGAATCTTTTTTAGAAATAACAAAAGCTAATCCTGGATGACTATGTAAACATTTATTAGAGCTCCCTACTAAATAATCTATATCCAATCCATCTATATCAATTGGTATTCCACCATAAGAGCTAATAGCATCCAATATTATTTTTTTGTTGTATTTTTTTGCGATTGGAATTATACTATCAATTGGGTTCATAATACCAGTTGTAGTTTCATTATGGACCAGAGCAACGTGTGTTGAATCGCTATTTTTAATAGTTTCTTCCACTATTGATGGTGATATTTGTGTATTACTTTCGAATGATACATAATCATTCAATTTATTATGAATACTACACAAGTCTTTTAATCTGTCACCATAAATACCATTTGAAAAAACACTTATTTTAGATTTAGATGGTAACGATGAAATAACGGATTCATTTCCATAAGTGCCTGATCCTTGAACTAATATTGATGTGTATTTATCTTTATTTGTGTCGCTAATAAGTAACAAGTTTTTTCTAACAGATTTAATAATTGATGTAAATATAGGTTCTCGTGCAGAATAATCAATGGTTAATTTAGATTTAACACGAGGTGAAGTGGTTAATGGACCAGGAATCAATAATATATTTCGAAACATATATTAATTAAAAAGAAAGTTATTAAATAAAAATAATTATTGTATTTTTGTTTCAGATAGACCTAAAGAACAGTTATCATTAAAGTTTAGTAATTCACCATCTAAAGAGAAATCGGATGGGCGTAAAATAGACCAATCGGTTTGTTTTTGTAATACTCCACATTTTGTATAAATATATCCAACTAATGCACTACACCAAAATCTATCCGTTTTTTGGGGTTCTCCATCTTTCCTAAAGAAAGCCATTATCCAATCCTTTGGAATAACATCATATGGCTTATTGTATACTGTTGAATGAACTTTTTTAAGATTTCTTTCTGAAAATAAAATAGGATCACAGTTTATTTTCCGAACAATCACATTTGATCCTTCAAAATTTTTGAGAATTTCATGTATTGGGGTTATTTGTACGCCTAATTTTAGTTCGCCATCTTGTGGGTCATATTCTCCTTCCCAACCAGATTCCCATACATAAATTCCTTTTAATGTTGGGTCAATAAATGTTGGGTCTTTTAAAATCATCCCAATATGACTGTAGTTAGAATGTGTAGCATATTCAATTAAACTAGAAAAATATTGTAACCATCCAGTTTTATGTCCAGTAAAAAAAATTAAATCACCAGTTTTCAAATCATCCATATAAATATAGTAATTATATTATTCTTGAAGTAAAAATTTGTTTTTTATAATATTAAATAATTCAAATGCCTCATCAGGACTATACAATTTATATTTTATTATTTTATTTTTGTAATATATTATAAAACAGTCGTGAATATGACCAACTTTACTTATAAAATCAAATTTGAGTTGTTTTGTAAAAAATAATCCACGTACAATTAATCTATCGGAGTCAATGATTAATTTATAATGTATAAAACTATAATTCATACTTTTACATTTATAACTATACTTAAATTGATAACGACATAATGGACATATTTTTTTTCGTTCAAACCATGTATTAATACATTCTGTATGAAAATAATGTCCACAAATTAATTTTTCGGTTTTTCCAATCAATAATGTATCTAAGCATATTGAACATTCACCATCCATATTAAAATATAAAAATATTTATTTTATTATTTTTATACTCTTAATTAGAATAAGCTAATCCACCCATCCCACTCATAATTCGTAATATATTATAATTTATAGCATATACCTTTATTGTAGCAGATCCACCATTATGAGATGAAATTGTATTATCTGTTAATGTTAGATTTAGATGGGCATTATCTATTCGTGAAAAATTACATGTACCCGATGGCTGATGATCTTCTGGAGTAATAGCAAATGAATAAACATTAATACCTGGTGCTGGACAATTTGTATGATGTTGATACGGTTGAACTAAATTAAAATATTTTCCTTCACGTGTGGAAAACCTATCATTGCCATTTAATACAATATTACCTTCTTTTGTGCAATTTTCTCCAGTATCTAATAAATTAATGTATTGTAAATTTTCTAAATTTGTTTGATTTTTCATATTTAATTTTGTATCTGTATGTGGGGTTTCACCTTCGGTATTATTCAAATTCATTATTCCATTAGTGGCATCAATAAATTCTTCTGGATTATAATGTAAATGACCATTATCATATAGATAATTGTTCAAAGGATCTTCTAAAATAGTTTGTATTCTTAATTTAGCACCATCAGTTATTGTTGTTGTTGTATTAATTACTTTATCATAACGTATTATTAATGTTCCATTAGCAGGCTGTATGTTTGTTGGTGTAGATAAATCTGTTACTATTTGATCAGAAGCAACTGGTCCAATTCCAGAACTAACAGAAACATCTCCGCTTTTTTTATATAAATGTGTAACCTTTGCTAATGTAGTTTTAAACTTGTCAGCATCTTCTTCTATTGTTAGTAAATGTGTATCCCCAACTTTTAAAGATTTTGCTAACAATGAACTTGTAGAGGTTCCATTAACACTTAAAAAATGTGTTTTAGTTGCTTCACAAGCAACTAATGTTACAGTTGGAGGATGCGAAACACCATCATTAAATTTTACGATATTGAATTCATTAATATTTGGCACACCAGTACTACCATTAATACCATCAGTTATATCGGCTGTTAATTGTAATTTAGTTATATTTGTGTAAGTGGTTGAAGGTTTTACATTTTTAATCATTGGATTTCCAAAAGATATATTTTTCACACCACGCCCCCCTACCATTCCAGGTCCACATGATGCTTCAGGGGTTCCATTAAACCCACTGTAATCCCAATGATCTGTATAATTAAAATATTGGTGGCCTGCTCTAGGATTAGTAAAATCCCTTTTTCTATAATTGATAGGTTGTGTTACCCATATTATTTCTTTCACTGGATGGGTAAAGTTCATTTTAATACTAACATTCGTTGTAGTTACAGATTCTTCTCCATTATACTGGAGTTGTTCTATTAAATATTCGTGTGGAACTTGGGCGAATCTACGTCGTTCGTCAGTGTCTAAATAAATGTAATCAACATACAAATTTGTTTTACTTTGGATAGTTTTTTCAGCTAAATCAATTATATCACTACCATAAGTATAGGGTGTTGTAGTTGGTGGGTTATAAACCGTGGCATTTGTTTTTTTTGCTGCCCAAATACAATCATTAAATGTTCTAAATGAAAAATTTAAAACAATATCGTTGTACTGTAATGCTATTAATGGTAATGCCATGCCTGGATTACGACAAAACCAAAATTGTAATGGAATATATAAGGTATATTCGCCAGAAGGATTTGGATTATTTTCTGTAGAAGTTTTAGAACCATAAATTTGTGTTAATTTCGGAACATTTCCAACCATTTCAGCATATCCAGAAGCTCGTCCCGTGGTTTGTGATAATTCATTCCATATATGTAGCCATTCGCCATAGTGTTTATCTATTTTTTGACCACCAATAGAAATCTCGACTTCTTTTAATAATACATGCCCAATCCAATTAACCCATCGAAATGCGCTGCTATGTGTTGTAGAATCAGTATTTGTTTTACTAATATCGACAGATGGTAATTTAATTTGTAAATACATTTTATGAACTAAATCAGCATTTCGTTGTAATGTTACCGATACTTCTTCACCAAAGTTTGCTGTTCCATTAAATGTTTGTTTTATAGATTCAATCGAAAAATTAGTATGCCTTCTATAAACAGCTTTAAAAAAAGTAATTTGAGGATTTCCAGTCAAATATATATCTTGTGAGCCATACGCTACTAGTTGTAATAATCCACCTCCCATATATAATATTAGATATTTTATAAATAAGTATTTTAAGCTTTAAGTCTAATATTATTTAAATTAAGATTTTATTCAAACAATTATTTTCTATTTAAACTATTTGTTTTTATTTAAAGAAAAATAATTAATTTATATAAATGGCATTTAAAGTAAAAAATAAAACATTTAAAAAAATAGACAATAGAATAACACTTGATGCTAAACATACTGATAAACTTAAAGAAATAGATACGAATAATACTATATTAATCGATAAAAATAATACATTAATTCAATTGAATAATAAATTAAAGTTATTTAACAAAAATTACAAAAAAAATATCGAAAAAATATTAGATGTAAAAGATAATATTATAAAAATAGAGTCAGAAATAAAAAATTTGAATAAAAAAGAAGACATACATTATTTATTAGATACGGGTAATATACTATTTGATTACTATAATAGTATAGAAAATAAAGATATTAAAATAATAAATAATATAAAAAAAGTTAATAACGATAAATCTGTATCAGAGTATTTCAATATAAATTCCAAATATAATAAAAATACTAAAGCAGATATTTATGACACTTATACAAACAAACTAAACAATACAAATATTAGCACAACTACTGTTAATTTAGATATTTGTAAATATTGTAACAAAGAACAAAAATTATTTTTATCTGAAGGAAAAATGATATGTCAACATTGTGGGAATGAAACTAAAATATTAGTTGATTCAGATAAGCCATCGTATAAAGATCCTCCAAGAGAAATTTGTTATTTTGCCTACAAAAGAATTAATCATTTTAATGAATGGTTAGCACAATTTCAGGCAAAAGAATCTACCGATATTCCAAAGGATATATATGATGAAATTTTAGTTGAATTAAAGAAAGAACGAATATTCAATATAAATAAACTAACACAAAAAAAATTAAGAGAAATATTAAAAAAATTAAAGAAAAATAAATATTATGAACACATACCACATATTATCAATAAATTAAATGGAATCCCACCACCTATAATGACACGAAAAACAGAAGAAAAATTAAGGAGAATGTTCAAAGAAATTCAAATACCATTTCAAAATAATTGTCCATTATATAGAAAAAATTTTTTATCATATTCATATATATTACATAAATTTGTTCAATTATTAGAATTAGATGAATTCATTCCTTGTTTCTTATTATTGAAAAGTAGAGAAAAATTACATCAACAAGATATTATTTGGAAAAAAATATGTAATGAATTAAAATGGGAATTTATCCCAAGTATATAATTTTTTTTTTTTTTATTTTTTTTATTTAAATGGATACTGGAGTAATTCAAGATAAAAAACATAGGGTAATCGATTGTAATAAATTTATATATTATGATGATAAATTAAATTTAGTTATAAAACTAAAATATTTTTTGAAACAAAAAGATTATCAATATTTTATAGAGCATATTTTTAAAACTATAGAAGAGCTTTTAACGTTAAGAATTAATAAATTAAATATATGTACTATGGATACCTTTATAGATTTAAAAGATCATAAGTTAAAGGAAATAGATTACGATTTCATAAAAATGATGATTCATGTATTACAAGAAAAATATCCAGATAATTTAAAAGTAATTTGGGTAACAAATGCGAATATTATGGTAAAAACTATTTATACTATTATACGCCCATTTATAGATAAAGAAACCCGTCAAAAAATATTTTTTTTAAAAAAAAATAAAAAAAATAAAAATAAAAAAGTGATTAATGAATCTAATTTAGAAGAACTATTAGAATAATTATATTCCACATGTTTTATCTATTTTTAAATCTATCGATGGGGACATTAAATCTAATACATTATAAATCATTCCTGAAATTAATGCTATTAAAATTATTTCAAAGTTAGTCATTGATGTTTTTACTAAAGTAAAACACGCAAATGCAACAACTAATACCATTATTAAGTATTTAATTAATCGTCTCATAATTTCACGAATATTCATTATTTAATATAATATAATATATTTAATTTATCTATTTAAAGATTTTTTTTAAATAAATTATATAAATGAGTGAAGAAGATTATTTAGAAGTTGATAAACCTATCCCAGGACAAAATTATACTTGTATTTCTTTTGTTTCTCCAGATGAATGTATAAAACAAAAAGAATTATTTTTGTTCAACAAATTTATGAATCAAAGATGTGGTGAATGGGAAGCATCAATCGATGATATTATAAAAAAATGCTCCGATGAAGTTAAAAGCAAAGTCGAAAAAGAATTGAAGGAAAAATTAAGAATTGAAATGAAATTTAACTATACACAATTTAAAGATAAATACGATGATTTTAAATACAAATTTAATGATGAATTAAATAGCGCTTTTGAAAAAGTGTCAAATAAACAAACAAGTGTTCGAGGGGTCAAAGTGCGTGGCTGTTACGATAGTTATGCTCAAGCTGAAAAGCGCGCAAAAGAATTACAACGAACAGACCGTTCATTCCACGTATTTGTTGGACAAGTTGGATATTGGCTTCCATGGGATCCAAATGCTGACCAAGTACAAGACGAAGAATATTTAGAAACAGAATTAAATACATTAATGCAAGAATATAAAAAGAACGAAGTTAATAGAGATTTGTTTTATGAAGAGCAAAAACGAGAAAAAACTCAAGATGCTATAAAAAAACGTCTTGAAGCTGAAAAGGAAAACGAAAAGAAAATTGCAGAATCATTAGATGAACCTGACCCATGGATGAATAGCAAATTACAAGGAGTCCCAGAACAAGATAGTACATCTGCTGATGGTGATGCTAACCCTGCCGATAGTGAATCTACTGAAAGTGAAAAAATAAAAACTATATAAATTATATGAAATCTTTAGTAATCACACTTTTTTTTATAGTTATTGTTTATTTAAATTATAAATATTCATACAATAAATATTATACTAATAACATTGAAAAAGAAATTGAATACATTATACTACCCATTTCTGTTAATGATTATTTCAAATCAAGTAATTTGAAGGATGACTTCAAAAATATATTTGCGGATAATAAAATAGATAAAAATTACAAAATCGCCAATAATACTAACGGAAATAATTATAACACAATTTCATTACAACGTTTTTTTACAGAATTTTAATATTATTTTATTGTATGAAGTTAATTGTTCTATTTATACTATTAATTGGAATAATATTATTAGTAACTGGTTATTTAGAATTATATTTTAAATCAACCGGAATCAAAACCGAAGTAGAATATAGATTTTTACCAAGGTCTGTATATGATAATATGGAATCAAATAATCTAGATGAACAATTCAGTTATATGTTTAATGCTAATGACCCAAGAAATAACACAAATTTAATTTAAAATTGAATTAACATAAATTACATTAATAATTATCATATGTATATAATTGATTATTATAAAACATTATACTATTTTTATAAATATGACACTATAGAATGTCCATACTTTGACGAAAATAAATACAAAGATGATATATTAATTCATTTATATAATCTATATTTAACAATTAAAATGTGGGATTTTCCACATTATCGTAATAAAACATATGGTATAGATATTTTATATAATTTTTACAATCTGTATATTCCATACACTGGAATATCATTATATTATTTAGTATATACTAAATATATAGCATTATTTAGTATATTAGTCATATATCCATTTATTTCATTATGTTGTTATTTTATACCATATTTACATCCAAAAAAAATATTATTATATCCATATAATTGGTTTTGGATATGGAGAATCAATTGTAATCTAGTACATTTAACTCACACTATTTCTAAATCTACTAATTATAATTATGAAAACAAAAAATTATTTTTAGAAAAATGTAATAAACTCAATATCCCTGTAACACCATGTATATACGATGACATCATAATAAAGCATATTAATATAGAAGGGGGTATGGGTATTCATGTTTATAATAACTGTTTTAAAAATGGAGAATGGATTATTCAACAAAAATTAACAAACAGTATGTTTTTACAATCGTTACTTCCAAAGAATACACCATTATCAACATTAAGAATAATAACATACAAAGAGAAAAACTTTTATAAAACGTCTAAACCAAAAATATTGTCATCGTGTCTTCGGGCTGGACTATCAAATCAACCAACCGATCATACATCTGTATTATTTAATATTAATACTGAAAATGGAAAAATTGAAACGGGTACAATGAATGAAGAATGGTATAGAAAATATACATTATTTAACAATTCTGAATTTAATTCAAACCTTTCAGTATTTGATCAACATATGCGACATAAATTAAGATATCATCCAGAAAAAGGTACAATTATGATTGGTAAACAAATCCCACAATTTAATAAAATTAAAAAAATGTGTATTGATTCTCATTCTAAACTATTGAAAGATATCCCTATTGTTGGATGGGATGTTGGATTAACTAAAGAAGAAGGTAATATAATTTTAGAGATTAATATTTCGTGTAATCTATTTTGTGGGTCCTACAATAAACAAACATATTATGATTTTTTAAAAACATATTATATTTAATAACTTGTTTTCTTAACATTAATTGTTGGACCTCTTTTCCTAGGTGAAACAAAATTATCATCTTCGTCAGATTCATAATTATCATTGAAATTAGAATTATGGTGTTCCCAAAATTCTGGTGCCCCTATTTTGAAGGATGGATGCTCATCTGCTTTATACCAAAAAACTTGGTCTTCTAATTTATTACTTTTAGCATTATTATTTATAACTAAACAATTATAATCTTCTGTACATTGATCCATCACTTGGCAAAAAATTTCGAATGTGGGAAACATACCAGCATAATGTTCATACAATCTTTTTCTATTTGAAACATAGTTTTCTCGTAATATAAACACATAATCTATATTTGTTCTTAAACTTGGAGGAATTCCTAACGCATATTGCATTGTTATAATAAATAAAATTTTATAATGTCGACCATTCATAAATAAACTTCTTATATTTGGATCACGGATCCATGTTTGATCATACAAACAATCATCTAAAATCAAAAAAGCATTTGGATCAATATTTGTTTTACCATAGTTTGTGTTTTCTTTTTGAATCTTTTTAATTACCATTTTTTGTCTTTTCAATGTATTATTTATTATATCTGGAGTATAAGCATCATGGATAAATAGATTTGGAACTATGTTTCCATAAAATGAATTTGCGGCTTCAGTACCTGAAATTACAGTGCCAATGGGTATATTTTTATGATAATATAACAAATCTTTTACTAAAAAACTCTTTCCGGTTTCACGTTTTCCGATAAAAACACATACTTTATCAGATGTTATATTGTTTAAATTGAACTTTTTTAATGCTAAGTTCATTTAATAATGAAATAGTTTTTTTAATACATAAATATACGCAAATCTATATTTTTATTTAAAGCTTTTTAAATAATAAAATTTATAAAATGACGAATACTAAATGTATTAAAATAAAAGATGAAACATTAGAAACTATTAATTCTAATTTGAAAGAATATCTTCAAATAAACAATGTTCAATCTTATTTTCCTATATTATCGTTATTTTTTGAGGTTTATAATGACTCACCTACAAGTTTTACATTAAATTCAAAATATTTAGTAACTAAATTAATTGAACCAATTAAAACCAAAAAAGATGATAGTTACATTAAAAATTTCTTTAATGCCAATATTCTAAATCAAAAAAACAATGAAACTTCTAAACATAAAATTTTTACTAAAATATTGCCAATATTAAATGTATCTCAAGCTATGATGAATGATTATAATTTAGAACATAATTCAAGATTACCAAATATTCATTATAATCTAACAAACAAAAAAATAAATAATTACAATAACAGTGCCTATATAGATTCATTTTTTTCTTATTTAGGAAGTATGCTTACTGAAAACAATAAATGTCCTACTTTTCCTTTATTTTTTGGAACATTTACAGGTATTGCTGATGAATTTATGTATGATGTTTCAGAAGAATATAATTCTATCAAAAATACATCATGGTACAAAAAAAACTTAAATAAACATTTTAAAATTAAAAATATGGATATTGATTCCGATAATACATTTGAAAATATTAATATCGATTATCAAGACATATCTAATATACTTAATTTAGATTCAATTGAAATAAACAATAGCGATAATGAATCTGTTAAATCAAATCATAGCGATAATGAATCTGTTAAATCAAATCATAGCGATAATGAATCTGTTAAATCAAATCATAGCGATAATGAATCT